GTTATACAAGATTATATTGCAATACGGGTGGCAAAAAAATCAAAATCGGAATCTCAGTATCAATGATTGTAAATGTCGCCGAAACTTGATTCGACAAATACCACTTGAAACACATTTCCTTCCCGGAATCCCAAAAATACATGATTGTCTCCAGTGGCACGAAAAGCCATCAGAAACCCGACGTCGCGTGTCAAATTCAATTTTTTTCTCTTAATGGAACCGATCGAAATCTTCTCCCATCCGAATGCGTGCCGTTGGGATGTATTGACGGTATTCCAATCGACACAGCATATCTTCTTCAACCGTTGTAAGAAATCGATGAAGAAAGTCGGCTGTTTGCAATCGGTATAGCTCACATCGTGAAGGTGGCCAAATCCGAAGGATATGCGGCTATCCTTCCCGATGTAGCTTTGTGCCGGACTTTGTTTCTTGACGCTCATTGTCGTTGCAGCCGGTTACGCTAACTGCTTGTGGAAAAAATCCCGCATCTTATCCTTGCCGATCACATGACCGACACCCGTAGGAGTCGTGCGCCACGGAGTTTCGCCGTGCGTTTTTTCCATAAGCCCTAAGGCTGAAAAATTAATATAGGCGGTAAACACATCTTGAAAGAGCGATTCTTCCTCGTCCGATAGCATGAGAGGTTGATCCGTTTCGGGTTCGATACCGCCCGCGCCGAACTTCTTGAAGTGGTCGTAGACGCACGGAACAACAGGCCCGTACATCCACGCTTCAATGTCTTCATCGAACAGGGGAGTACCGAATGCGGCTAAATGATACCCTTGCTGATAGTAAAGCATCTTTTGCAGCTTCATGTTCGACATGAGTTCTCCGCCGTCGTAGTCGGTAGCACTGGCTAACAACTTGTTTGCAATCGCTAATACCGGATAAGACATGATAAACGTGTTTTAATTGTAGTACAACAAAAATAATAACTTTTTATTTCGTTGCTACGGCTATTTCAACTCGGTTTTACCCGTTTGTTGTATAAATAAATGATTTTATCGTATTCCTTATTGCAATCGAAATTTACTCGGTTTCTGTGCGAAATACGTGGGGGGGGGATTTTTGAACTCCTGTCGCAGAGCGGTCTATCCCCTGCATCCGCTCGATCACGCCGATGAGCCGCGAGTTCTGATCCAACGCTTCGGCCAACATCTCACGGTTCTCGCGGAAAGCTGCGATTAATTCTTTCATTTGCATATCTTCTTCGTTTGAGTTAGGTTCTTTCGTTTCGGAATTCAACATCTCACCTTCGCCGGTGAGAAGCCATTCAATGTTGAACTGTGGATAAACGTCTATAATGCGGCTTGCTACCTCAGCAGAGATGTTTTTAACCTTTCCGTTTTGAATATCTAATATCCGCTGATATTTAACCCCGACATGTTTAGCAAACGTAGGGGCTTTAATGCCTACGTGATCTAATATTAAATTGATTTTATTTTGTCCCGTCAACATATTTGATCGAATTTTCTATTATATTTGCAATACTATGAAAGTCCTCTGCGTTATATTGTCATTAATTGCTTTCGCATGCTCATGCTATGCGGTATATATAGATTGGTTTTCCAATGTAGATGACTTTTTATCACGATACGAAAAGACTCACAATAGAAATAACAAGTGCAACAAAAGAGATTAATATTGCGCTAATAGACAACCATTTATTTCGTCTCTTTTCTTGTATCGACAATTCTATATCTAACATTGATAATTTGTTATATCTTTCTTTAAGGCGCTCTTGTTCGTAGATATACCGCGCTCCTCCAAGTGCTATAAGGTTGGCTGTTTTGTCAGTCTTTTCTAAGTGTATGTCGGTCTCATGTGCCGCACCATAAGAACAGAGAGACAATATTACACGTTGGGCTTGGGCTTCGTCTGTTGCTTTCTCGTGTATGACATAGAGCATAATGTGTTCGCTTTCTGACATTAAACTGGACAGAATCATATCCGCAAGAGTTATATCCTTCTCTTCCATTTATACATCTATTATATATCATAAAAAAATTCTATCAAAATATACTTGTATTAACAAAATTATCTTGTATATTTGCATTGTCAAGTTCATAGAACGGTAACCGTTTCGATAACCGAACGAATAATATTAGATGCAAATATAATGAAGAATCAAGAGATTACAAACAAACTGACCAAAAAGAAGATCCGATTCATCGATGTTGCGCCAGCGATAAAGAAGGAGATCGCCGCAGAGCTGGGGTGTACGGTTGACACTGTAAATAACGCATTGAATCTCACATACCCTACCTATGGCGAACAGCCGGATCGCATCCGCCGAATGGCTCGTGAACGCGGGGGATTCGAGAACACCAAAATCAGGTGGGTGCGTGAATAAAAATTGGTCTTATGGAAATCTTCGCTCTTAGAATATTGATGTGTTCAGCGTGTTTGCTATCGGTGTGTTTTGCGGTATTTGCAATCTTCGTTATGTATTATTTGATCCGCTCATTCCCGATGTTTTTGAATAATGATTATAAAGACCCATATATCCAATACCTTGAACTAAAATATCGGATAAAATTCATTGATACAAACGATCCTGAGAATAACAGCAGATGACAGGAGAAATTTAGAGAGGGCGGAAATTGCCCGCCATATCACGGTCAGAAGCTATCGGTATACCGTTCGAACCGAAGTTCTTACAGTTGCGCGAATGCGTATTCTGACGCGAATTTGAATCTTTGTCATAATGCAAAATTTTGTGAATGATGAACATCCGAGATATACAGAATGCGCTGATCGAATCGGCCGATCTCGTGGCTTTGGCCGTGTGCCGTCGTAATGCTCCGAAGTCGGACATGATGACACGTCGGAAATTGTACGAGAGCTATCCCAACGACTGGCTCGACTATCATATCAAGCGGAAGAATATCCAGGGAATAAAGGCCGGAGCGGCTAAAAACTCTGCGATACTGTTCAGCCGGCTCGAAGTCGAAGCGCTCCTGAAAGCCGAGAAGATCGACGGGGCAGGATTGAAATGAGAGCGCCCCGAAGCCGGAGGTGTTCATGATTAGAGTTTTTGAGAGAAGGGTGTTTTGCGGCTTCGGGGCTTGGCAAAGGTTTGCGCGCCTCCAATGCGCATAGGCAATCAGTGTGATGATTCCTTGCAGTCCGCCGTGAGGCTCGCAGCAGGATGACGGCCGGGAAAGACCGGCAAATGGTGTAGTGGCGGAATGGTAGACGCACACAAAAAGATGGGCTGATAGTGGTCGGGCAACGCAAGTTGCGGAGGACGCTCCTCGGAAAGCAGTCGTGCAGGTTCGAATCCTGCCTACACCACAACGATAGCCACCCGCAGAGGTGAGGGGTTTGGTGCTCTGGCAAAATCACCCCAGCCCGCAAGGGCAGAAAGAGTATCGGGTAGGCCGATAATACCCAAATCGGCGGGTCGTGGGCAAGACTCGAAGAGACAGCCCCGCGACGGCGAATAGCCGAAGCGCAACAAACCGGCATAGGCTCCGAAGCTGCGACGACACGAGCGGCAAGGACCACCGGGACAAATGAATCCAATGCGCCGTGGTGTAGGGGCAACACGTCACCCTTTGGAGGTGAAATCGCAGGTTCGAATCCTGCCGGCGCGGCAAAAATTGTTTTTTATGAATGAAATTATCAACTGTCGGTTTGAGGAAAATTGCCTTCCCGACCATTGTGCCGACTTGATTATCGCCGACCCGCCCTATTTCCAGTACAAAGGCGATTTCGATTTCGTATGGCCGACGTTCGACGATTACCTGAACAATGTACGCCGCTGGGGTGAAGAGTGCCGGCGTTTATTGAAAGACAACGGTACGCTGATCTGGTGGGGCTCCGATAATCGAATCGCATATACGCAGGTGATCCTTGACACTATGTTTCTGTTTTTAAATAGCTGCACATGGAATAAGTCGAACGGTTGGGGGAAAATACAAAACGCAGCAATATCGCGTAAATTCATTCCTAATGCAGAACGATTCATACTTTATGAGTCGAGGCCTGAGATTCGGGAAGGTGAGGCTCGGAAAATGCTGCGTGTATTCGAATACGAACAGGGGATGTGCCGGACACGGTGCATGAAGCCTCTGGTAGATTATATGATCTCGGAAATGGAACGGGCAGGCTTCACACCGAAGCGTGTCAACGATGCCCTGCATACCCACATGGCCGGACATTGGTTCACGCGCGGCTCACAATGGGATTTGCCGACCCGAGAGAATTATGAACGTCTTCGCAACCTCTTCAACGGCGATCGGCCCAACAGCGAGTATCTGTGCCGAGACTACGAGGAGTTGCGGAGGGACTACGAGGAGTTGCGGAGGGACTACGAGGAGTTGCGGAGGCCGTTCAATCTTCCCGAACGGTCGACCGACGTATTGCAGTTTCCGCAAGATTCCGGCGCATCGAAACACTACGGGCACGACACAGTCAAAGGCGAGGCGATCACCAGTTATCTGATTCAGGTCACGACACGTCCCGGTGCACTCGTGGTGGTACCCTTCGCAGGAAGCGGAACGGAGTGTGCAATGGCTGCCAAACTGGGACGCCGATTCGTGGGGTATGAGATCGATCCGAAATATGCCGAAACGAGTAATAAACGAGTAAAAAAGTATTTAGGCACACAGATGTTGCTATGATTTTTTTTGCAAATTCAAAATGAATTCGTATATTTGCAATGCGAGATCGATACGATGATCGTATCAAAAGAACATAATTAACGCTTGTAATAAAGCGTTGCCCTTTGTCCACTTCTACTACGGTAGTCGTGTCGGTCTCGCAAACTGATAGGGGCAACGCCTTTTTTATTGCCCTATACATACAAACTTTTAACTGACAATGCGAGACCAAGTTAAAAGTAGCCGACCCGCGAAGAACAGTAGCGGGGCTACATCCGTACCTTACCCGTACAGTCACCTCACGAAATCGGAGATCGTTCGATTGTTCCACCTTGAAGATATTCAAGAACCACTCACGCCGCGCGAATTCACGCGCTGCGCGATTGCTGTTGTCTTCCGTTGGTGCGACAATGTACTCACGGGCCGCTACTCGTCCGTCGAAAGTGTGGGCAGCAAGCTCGACTGTCTGGAACGCATCTACAAGAACCGATAAAATAAACGATCATGGATTCATTCGAATTGAAGCCCGCGCCTCTCTGGAAGAGAGTGGCCGGTTATTTCTGGTGCATGTGGTATAAACGAGTCCATACTCAGCGTCGCAAACGCGATCTGTTCATCTATCGAGAGCGCAAACGTCTCTCCGAACCGCAAGTGTTATGGCCGAGCTTGTGATCCTTGTTCTTTTCTCGTGTGCGATCCTGGCCGCCTACGGGTTTGCGGCCGCGCACAGAGCATATTTCGAACGGAAGTTTAACGAATTCTTCAACGAACGATGAAAAGCAATGTCATCATGACCCGCCCGCTGGGTAAATTCGAGGTATACCAACGCACGAGAGACGGCATGTTCAACGCGACGTCGTTGCTTGCGCAATGGAACAAAGCCAAGAACAGCAACAAACGAATACAGGACTTCTTTGAAAATCAGAACACCAAAGATTTCATCGAGGCGCTGATGGAGGAGGAAAATTTAAAGGTGCCAAATTTGGCATATTTAAAAACACGCGGCAAATACAACGGCGGTACATGGATGCACCCGTACCTGTTCGTGAAGTTTGCGATGTGGCTCAATCCCCGCTTCGAGGTTAAAGTCGTGAAATTCGTTTACGACCAGCTGATCGAGTACCGGCATCATGCGGGCGACAACTACAACGTACTTGCACGGTCGATCGCCGCGCTTCCGGATGTGGATTATTCTCAGGTTGCGCGGGGTTTGAACTGGATCGTCTTCAACAAGCATGAACGCGACATCCGGAACACGGCATCGCCGAATCAGCTTCGGGCGTTGGACGACCTGCAACGCAAACTGGCCTTCTCGGTCGATATGGGGTATATCCGGACGTTCCCCGATCTGATGAACTCCATGCGGAGAATCTACAATCGTCAACATGCAAAATTCTGAGAAAAGCATGAAAACGCCAAAAGAAGAATACGCGGTTTATCCGAGTTTGAGTGTACCGGCCCGTTACGGGTATGACCTGCACACGAAGTCGAAAGACGAGCCGATTGTGGTGGTCTGCGGTATCGAGGAACCGAAAATACATCTCGTTCCTTCCGAACTGCAAGAGTTCGCCAGACAGATTAACGAAGCGATCACCCATGATCTCGGGCTGGAATCCGGAACCTGCGAGGTTGAATATAGAGGTCTGACGGCTTCGGTCGATTTCTACGCGGAATACGAATCGCGCATCGGCGGCAGCCACGACGACGGCCGTGTGGAGCGCTACGCCGAATACACGGGCGACAGGGTATGCGTTCGCGTGGTATATGACCAATATGGCCGAGAATATCCGGACTATGCAATAATCCTTGAAAAGCAACTCAACTAACCAATCTGTCACACATGAAAACGAGAATCGAAATCTACGAGATCGCCCGTCCTACGAATATTGTAGCGTCGGGGAGTTGGAGCCGCAAGTTGCGGACGCACGAGATACGCAAAGAGATCGCGTACATGATGCGCCATCTCGATGCGAAGAAGTTCACGCATAGAATAGTAGAGGATAAATAGGCTATGGAAACACGAACTATCACCCCCGAACAGAAGGCGGCATTGGATCGACGTCTTCCCGATGAAGCCGTCTCGCAGCATCCGACGAAGAAGTTCCTGTCGTCTATCAAGTCGATTTATGTAACGGAACGGCTCAACGAGGTTTTCGGCGTAGGCTCATGGCGTGTGGAGACGGAGATCGTCGAACGTTCCGAGCGCATGGTCGTCGTCAAGCTACGTTTTTCGATCCCTGAATACGGCATCTATTACGAGTGTTTTGGCGGCAACGATAACGCCGATCTGGGCGACGCCTGCAAGGGAGCGACCACGGATGCGCTGACGAAGGTTTGTTCCTGGTTGGGTATCGGAGCCGAGGTATTCAAGGGCAGACAGACCGGCGCGGGGGCGCCACCTCAGAGCTCCGTGCAACGCCTGCCGGCTGCTCCCGACCCGATACCGGCTGCCGCAGCCGTGCAGGCAGCTCCGAAGAAACGGATCACGGCCGATATGCTGAACGATCCGGTCTTGCGCGATCAGTTCATGCGCTGGGCGTACAAGGGCAGTACGACGGTCAAAGACCCGACGAAATTCGATGTCATCGCCTTCCTTCGTCGCACTTACGATGCGGACGATACGACGGCGGTAGTCTTCGCCAAATTTTACGACGAATATCTAAACAGTAAACAGCAGAAAATATGAACACACAACCTGTATTGATACGCGAGACGAGCAGCCCCACGGAGCTGGCGAAGCTCGCCGTCGACGCCGTTACCCGCGGAGACGTCGATCCGCTCGTCGCTTACGAGAATATATCCCGCATGGAGAAGGCGATCGAGCTGTTCAAGAAGTCCGAAGAGGTGCGCGACATTACGTTGCGCGAACTGGCTAAATACGGACACGGGAAAACATCCTCGGACTGTACGATCGAAGAGGTGGAGGCCGGCGTCAAGTACGACTACTCGGGCTGTAATTGCCAGGCTTTGGACGACCTGTACAAAATGCGTGATGCGGTCATGGCCGACATCAAGGAGAAGGAGAAGATATTGCGGGCGTTGCCGGCCTCCGGCCTGACGGATCCCGCCACGGGCGAAATTTTCTATCCTCCTGCGCGAAGCAGCAAGACGACACTTAAAGTAACCTTCAAAAAACGGTAGCAATGGCAGATTTAATCAATGTATCGCTCTGCGTGAGCGATATTCCCAGAGACAAAATTTTCGTCGCCGAAAACGGCAAGAAGTACATTTCGATATGCGTTTCGGAGCTTCGCCAGCCGGATCAGTACGAGAATACGCACTGCGTATTCATCCGTCAGAGCAAAGAGGAACGCGAACGAAAAGACGCGCGCACGTATGTCGGCCGAGGCAAGTCAGTTATCTTCCGTCCTGCGGAACCTACGCCGGATCAAGTCTCCGATTTGCCCGTAGCGGATAATACGGATGATCTTCCCTTCTGACGATGGATATGCGGATTACCGATGCGGAGGCGCGGGAAGCGCTCCGCATCCTCCGCGTCCTGTCCCGCATCCGCGGGCATACGTTGCTGACCGCAAAGGAATGGGATGCGTTACGCCGCGGAAGGTTGTTATTGAAGAAAATAAACAAACGTCATGACAAGGATCGAACAGATACGCAGGGAGGCGCGAGACATCCAGAATCTTCTTGAATGCACGACTTTTTCCGACATCGATTCGATGGTGGGGCGGCTGGATCAACTGGGTGTATATTATGCTCGCAGCGGGGCGTTGCTGAGCGAGGTGGTCGGAATGCGCGATGCAGCTGTGGCCAAGCTGTTTCACGACGAGAAAGAGACTATTCTCAGCCTTTCCCCGTCGCTTGCGAACAAACTGATCGGCAGTGCGTCTTCCGAGCTGAATGCCCTTGAAAAGTGGCTGGATCGGATCAATGCGGCGTGCAAGCACCAATGCGACAACCTTCGCACGATGATAAGTTTAGAGAAAGAGAGGATGCGATTATGAGCTATATAGACCTGATACGCAAATTTTGGCAATTGGATGCAACGTGGCAATTTGGCTGCTGTGAATCGAGGCTTTACTTCTACCTTGTAGAACAAGCGAATCGGTTAGGCTGGCCGAATAGCTTCACGCATTCCGACAGAAGGCTGTCCGAGAATGTAGGGGCGTCACGCAATGCAATTTCGAGAGCAAAAAACCGATTGGAGCAAGCGGGTCTGTTACATATCATAACGGGAGGACGCGGGAAGGGGAACCGCACAGCTTTTTCATTCGTTGAAGAACCGAATCCCGAATCAGGCATCGTTTCAAATGGTTCAATTGGCTTAAATATGAGCCAAAACATGAGCCAAAACATGAGCCAAAAACGGAGCCAAAAACGAAGCCAAAAACGAAGCCAAAACGAAGGCGATACTTCTTGTATAGAAGATAGACTAGACAAGAATAATATTACCCCCTATAATCCCCCTAATGGGGAGATAGTCGTACTACCGCCCTTCTCGGAGAAGGCAGAGGTAACTGACTCCTCCAACACCCTCCCCCAGTTCCGCGGCACCCCCTCCCGCGAGTTCTTGGAGTTTCAACAATGGATTTCGGAAAATGCACCGCGAGTCGCGAAAATGAAAGAGCCTTTTTCCGAGGCGCAATTCTCGGCTTTAAAAGAGGCTTATGCTCTTGACTTCATCCGCGACCTATTGCGCGCGATGCATAACTACGAACCCTTGCTGAAACGCAATCGTTCGGCCTATCTGACATTTCTGAATTGGGCGCGTCGGCGTAATGAAACGTCGTTGCCCCGTTCGAACACTCGGCATCCGGCTACGACCTACCATGCAAAACCGACTCAACATTATGATGAATTCTGAATATGTCTTACGAAGAAATACTCAAACAACTACAAACTGAGGGTAATCCGGTTCCATGCGCACGCTTCCGGTTTCGGATACCCGATGCGCGGACGGAATTGAAAAACGCGCTGGTTACTGTGCTGTCGGCAATGGGAGAACGATTGGTATGGCTTCCCGAATACGACAAGGTTGCAGCGTGGTTGTCGGATAACAACGGTAAGGGACTTTTGCTGTTCGGTAATTGCGGACGCGGAAAATCCCTGATAACCCGCTACGCCATTCCCATGCTGTTGCGCAAGTTCGCTAATCGAATCGTTACGGTCGTGGACTGCGGAGCGCAGGACGTATGTATCGACGAGGTATTAAAACGCAAGTTCATCGCATTGGACGATATAGGTGTAGAGGTGGATCGCGTCGAATTCGGTACACGCCGGAATGTGGTAGTCGAGATCGTGAACAAGGTGCAGGATAACCCCGATCGGATGGTTATAGCTTCCTCAAATCTGTCGGGTGAAGGCATCAAGGAACGCTATGGTGACCGGATATATGACCGTATTAAATACCTGTGCTATCGTGTTGCGTTCAATGGAAACAGTCTGCGCAAATGAGGCACGTTGAATCTCGTATACAACAGTCGTTCGTCCGCTGGTTCCGGATGCAATATCCGTCCTATGCACTATGTCTGACGAGTGTCCCGAACGGCGGACTCCGGAGTAAGACCGAAGCCGCAATCATGAAGGCCGAAGGTATGACGGCCGGTGCTGCGGATTTGCTTCTGCTCGTTCCGAGGGGCAAGTACGGATCGCTCGGTTTGGAGTTCAAGACACAGGGAAAGGGCAGTCGTCAGAGTGCCGTACAGAGAAGATGGCAAGAGTCCTTTGAGACTGCGGGGAACAAGTATGTTGTAGTTCGCACGCTCGAAGATGCTATTGCTGCCGCAAATCAATACATGAATCCGGATAAACAAATTTACCACAATGGAATCAACGAAACAGATTAAAATCGAAATCCGCAACCGTTGGACTGGCTCGGTCGTATTTGAATACACGAAAGAGGGAAACACAATCACCGAAACGGTTTTGGACGCTATTAGGCGCGGTGCCAACCTGCGCGATGCCGACCTGCGCGATGCCAACCTGTGCGATGCCGACCTGTGCGGTGCCAACCTGCGCGGTGCCAACCTGCGCGGTGCCGACCTGCGCGGTGCCAACCTGTGCGGTGCCAACCTGTGCGATGCCAACCTGCGCAGTGCCAACCTGAGCGGTGCCAACCTGCGCGATGCCGACCTGCGCTGTGCCGACCTGTGCGGTGCCAACCTGTACGGCGCCGACCTGCGCGGTGCCGACCTGCGCGGTGCCAACCTGTACGGCGCCGACCTGCGCGGTGCCAACCTACGCGATGCCAAGGGATGTTATCTATCATGTCCGACTGAGGGTAGTTTCATCGGTTGGAAAAAAGCCTCTGGGCATATCGTAAAATTACGAATTCCGGAAGATGCACGGCGCAGTTCGGCAACGGGACACAAATGCCGTTGCGATAAAGCATACGTCATGGAGATTCAGAACATGGACGGCACCAAGGCAACTGAGGATACCGTTCGTTCCGACCATGACAAAGACTTCGTCTACACTGTCGGTGCTACTGTGGAAGTTCCGGATTTCGACGATAACAGGTGGAGCGAATGCGCACCGGGTATTCATTTCTTCATCGATCGCAGGGCAGCGGTGGAGTACTAATGACGCACGGTTCTCTATTCAGCGGCATCGGCGGCTTCGACTTAGCGGCCGCGTGGGCCGGCTGGACGAACGTCTTCAACTGCGAGATCGACCCGTTCTGCCGGCGCGTATTGAAGTATCATTTTCCCGAATCGGAACAAATATGAAGACATACGAACAACAGACTTTACCGTTTGGCGCGACTGCATCGACGTGCTCACCGGCGGTTTCCCGTGCCAGCCGTTCAGCCTCGCGGGCAAACGCAAGGGTACGGCCGACGACCGCTACCTCTGGCCCGCAATGCTCGGAGTTGTTCGGACTGTTCGACCGCGCTGGGTCGTGGGCGAGAACGTTCTCGGAATCGTTAATTGGTCGCAGGGAATGGTTTTCGAGCAGGTGTGCGCTGATTTGGAGGCGGCAGGATACGAGGTGCAAGCGTACCTTATACCAGCTGCTGGCGTCGGTGCTCCCCACCTGCGATACAGAACATGGTTTGTTGCCCACCGTGGTGACGCAAGGGCTGAAAGTTCATGGCAAGAGCGGTTCGGAGCCATTGCCGCCGGCTCTACTGCCGACACCGGTCGCGTCGGATTGCGGGAGCGGGCGTGTGAACAGGAGCCTGTCGGATGGTGCGACTGCTCGGCCGACGCTCGCGCTTGCAACGCGGATGGGGCTGTTGTCAACGCCGACGGTCAACGATGCTATAAATTCCAGTCTTCCACCCAGTCAAGCCAAGCGGAAGAGCGGAGTCGTCCACGACGTCATGATTTCGCATCCGTCTCGAACTGGGAAGGGTTCCCGACTGAATCCCCGATATGTGGCCCAGATGATGGGCTTTCCGCCCGACTGTCCGGATTATTACCCTTGCGAGGTCGTACGTGCCGGCACAGGCTATAAAGACTACACGACGACGCTGCCCGACGAGATCGAACATTGCTGTCCGGATTATTCGCTGTACGGAGTGGACGAAGCCTATGGCTTTCTGACGCGGGGATGCGTGAACCGCTGCCCGTGGTGCATCGTTCCGCATAAGGAGGGCTCGATCCGTCCGGCATCGCCGCTTCGTGAATTCATCGGCGACAAACGGCGCGCCGTGCTGCTCGACAACAATGTGCTGGCGTCGGACTTCGGGTTGGAACAGATCGAGGAGATCGTCCGTATGGGTATCTCCGTAGATTTCAATCAAGGTCTGGATGCACGTCAGGCTTGCGACGACGCCTTCATCCTCGACTTGTTGTCCCGCGTGAAATGGATGAATCAGGTACGATTCGCCTGTGACCGGATGTCACAGCTGGAACCGGTAGCCAAGTGTGTGAAGGAATTGGGACGTCGAGGTGTTAAGCCTTATCGGATTTTTGTCTACTGCCTGATTCAAGATGTCGATGACGCATTGGAGCGAATCAATGCTTTGCGCAAATTGGGAGTACTCCCGTTCGCCCAGCCATACAGGGATTTCGATAATAACGTCGAGCCGACAAATGAGCAGAAACGGTTGGCCCGCTGGTGCAATCATCGGGCGATTTTCAAGAGTGTGGAATTCAAAAACTATAAAGGATGAAAAAGATTATGTTCAACGACCGCTACGGCTTGACGCAGGCGGTCATCGAGGGTCGAAAGACCATGGCGATGATGCTGATTAATATCAAGTCCACCTCCGACGTACAGGTACGAATTTTTGCAGGATACGTCCAAATCATCGGGCGTAGTGGCGATGTATGTGCTGAGAAAAAGCTGTCCTACAAGGTCGGCGAGGTCGTGGCCGTGGCGCAGAGATATCAAGATATTTTCGACTACTCCAACTGTGTCAATCCGTATGCTTGGGAAGATGATGATAAACCATCTGGTTGGACGAACAAGATGCTTACTAAGGCCGAGTTGATGCCGCATCAAATCCGCATCACCGGAATCAAGTGCGAGCGGTTGTATGATATTTCGGAGGCTGATTGCCTTAGGGAGGGAATTCGGTATTTGCCCCAAATTGGCAAATTTTACTTTGAAGATATGCGCCGAGAAGAGGGCTTCTATTTTGACGATCACCGCGAAGCCTTCGCTTCGCTGATTGACAAGGTATCCGGCCGCGGAACGTGGGATCGGAACCCGTGGGTGGTGGTTTACGAATTCGAATTGGTGAAATAGTATGGAGTTTACAACACCGTGCTTTGTCCGTGTCGAGGATGCGGAAAAGCGAAAGGAGCTGACCGAATGGCTGAAGGGAATCGGGTATCACGTCTGCTCCTGCTGCCTATTTGACGGCTGTAACACCCTGCATTGCAGAGGGATTGATCGGCTTAAAATCGCTTACGAGGTGCACGGGATCTGCGACTACGACGAGGAAACCCGATATTCCATCGACCAGTTCAAGGCTGAAAATGTTGCCAAAGGACACCCAGCCATAGACTGCGGCGAGAATATCGAGCTGTTTAAGGCATTGGCGGCGATGAACGACGAGAACGATTACATGCAGTGGTATGTAAACGAAATTACGGATAGATGGTCACTATGTATCGGTATGGATCATGTTGAAGACGATCCGATCATATCTAAATGGGAGGGACTTGCTCGGCATAAGGCCACCGCCGAGGAGATTATCAAACATTTCAAGAAATAGCGAGATTCTGGCAAAATCTCGAAATAATTACAAAAAAAATTGGAGACTATGAGAGAAATTAAATTCCGAGGCAAACGCCCTGATACAATGGAATGGGCTGTCGGTAGTCTTGTGGAGTGTTTTAATGGGAAAACTGGCATTGTTTCGATGACAAAATATTCGGAAGAGAATGGAATAAAGGCAATCATTGACGAAGTTTACCCCGATACAATCGGCCAGTACACGGGTCTGAAAGACAAGAACGGTGAAGAAATTTGCGAAGGGGATGTACTGACCGATAAGTTCGGGAGCATCGGAGTGGTCGAGTGGCGAAACTGTGGGTTCGTTGTGAACTTCGGCGACGTGGATATTTTTCTTATTTCCGATTGCTTCGACGATTCCTATCAAATGTGGGCAATCGGCAATATGCACGATAACCCAGAATTACTGAAAGGAGTAGAATAATGAAAAGTGAAAGAGCTGAAAATTACTTGTACGATCACGAGTGCAGCTATCCGTATAGCGGGTATGTGACAATGCAGGATGCCGAAAGGATGGCAGGACTTGCCGAGCAAGAAACCGAGGAGCGGATGCGTGAAAAGGCAATAGAGGCATTCAAATCCTCATGCAAATATAAGGACGGTTGTGACGGGAGCGGTAGGGTGTGCGACCCTGCGCTGTGTGAAGATTTGAGATCATTTATCCAAAAATTGGATGAGATATGAAAGCGATTAAGGAAAGGGCAAAAAAGTATGCTCGAAAAGTGTGGCGTGGTGGGACGAGAGAATACGGCAGTCACATGAAGTTAACTGAATGTGACTTTATTGCAGGTGCCCAATCCGAGCGGGAAGAATTGACCCGCTGGCGTAATCCGAATGAGGAACTGCCGGAAAATAATTCGTGTGTTTTGATGAAAGTCTCGGACGGCGAACATGAGCGAATTTATCTTGGAGCCCGCCAAGATGATGTGTGGATGTGTGATGGAGGCTATTCCTTCTGCCAGAATGCAGAAGAGTGTCTCGGATACGATGGTGTGGTTATCGGCTGGCGACCGATTTACGAAAACGAATAGAACGATGGACATCTTGACTCCACATGACGGCGTGACGAACGATAAGATCGCCAAAGCGCAGATTGAGGCCGTCGAACGAAAGCAGAACGAATACAAACTGATCGGGCAACTGGTTCGGGTGCCAGGTCATACCCTCTATAAATTCAATACGGTTACGCGGACAGCGTCGAGAGCGGAAGTGGAGGTGTCAGCCGATTCGTGGCTGAATCCTGAGAACATGAAGGTCGAGAGCGACCGTAAATCGCGTGTCAAGGTCGAAAAGGACTGTTACTATGAGCAGGCATTGAACATGAAGAACTTTATCAAGCGCCTGCGCCGGCGGGGTATCGTCGGAATGGACGAGGAGGTGAAACTCGAAAGGTAGAGGAAATGATAAAATACAGACGAACAGATAAAATAGGCGGGGATGAGACCGCGCCTTATGATGTAATATTCGATCGAGAATATACCGTTAGGGAATTAATCGAGTACATATTGACTCGTAATGAGTGGGGAAATATCCGGTTTATAGGCGGGTCGAGTTATGGCTATCGTCAAGATCAGCTTTTATATCCGATTCCAGATAGATATATGGAAACGTGCGTCGCGTCTGTTAAAGCTGCTGGCGGTTGGTCAAATATGGATTATTTGATAGAGATGGAAAAATAGAAAAAGAGGCGATCCCGAAAGATCACCCCTCACCCAAGAACAAAGGTAGTAATTAATTCGGGATTTGCAATGAACCGTTTTATCTCAATTCAGGCCGCAGCCGATGAGTACGGCATTTCGACACGTTGGATATGGAAATCGATTCGAGTGGATCGGACACTCGGCACAGTCGTCCGCAACGGGCGGATCTATCTGCGCCGCATCGAGTGGGAGGCATTTGTCGAACGGCATCCCCGACTGATCGAAGAGTGGCATGATTTACATGCACACCTACAATACCGCTATATCGGGCAATGAAAAAGAGCGAAAAGTTGAAAGAATCGTCTCCCCGATAGGCGATCTTTGCATATATGGGCAAGCTCACGATCAAACAGGAAAAGTTTTGCAATAAGTACCTCGAATGCGGTAATGCGTCCGAGGCATATCGCTATGCTTACAGATGTTCGAACATGAGCGATAACACGGTATGGAATAATGCCTATCTGCTATTACAAAACAGTGAGGTTGCAGCGAGGATCGAATATCTGAAAACTCACCTTGCCGAGGCTGCGGGCATCTCGGCCTTGCAGATCATCCGCGAGCACCAGAAGATCGCCTTTTCGGATGCGACCCGCATTCGTAACGGCTGGATGTCGCTTAAAGAGTTCGAGTCGCTTACGGACGACGAGAAGGCATGTATAAAGTCGATCAATACCAAACAGGTCAAACGGATCGCTTCGAATGGCGATGAGATTGTCGAGGAGTTCGTGAAGATCGAGTGCTACGACAAGCAGAAGAGTCTCGACAGCATCATGAACATGTTGGGTTACGCAGCGCCGAAGGAGGTGAAACTATCCGGAAAGATAGAAAATCCTGCCGTCGCTCCCGTCGTCATTCAAATAGACGCGGAGGATGCGTTGTCGATCGAAAAAACACCGCCTGCCGATGCATCGTCTGCCTGACATCCGCACCTATCGGGGGAAAGTGTATCGTTACCTCATGTATCGGTACATGCAGTACAGGGAACGGGATGCGGTGTTGAAGATTTTTAATGAAGGGTCGAGCCGTTCGGGGAAGACCTACGATGCCTTCGATTTTCTGTACGACATCTGTACGCTCGCACTATCCCCGCTCAATATCTTCGTATATCGAAATACGTTGCAGGCCTGCAAGGAGATCACCCTTGCCGATTTCCGCAAGAAACTGACCCTGCGCGGCGTCTACGATCCCGATGCGATGCGCAGCGAGAATCAACATCCCGACTACTATATCAACAACTCCGTGATCCATTTCCGCGGATTGGACAGAATGGATAGCCGTGAAGGATACGATTGCGACATCATCTACATCAACGAGATGCTGGACGACATCTCGAAGCAGCAGTACAAAAATATCACGATGCGCTGCACGACGATGGTCATCGGCGACTGGAATCCCAAATATACCGAACATTGGGCCTTCGAACTGGAAGGGCAGCCGCACACCTATTTTACGCACACGACATACAAAGACAATCCGTTCTGCCCGCCTGGGGTCATACGAGAGATCGAATCCTATGAACCTACACCGGCGAACATTGCTGCGGGCACGGCCGACGAGTGGCGATGGAAAGTCTATGGATTGGGAATCCGTGCGGCGAAAGAGGGCCTTGTCTATCCGAATATCGACTGGATCGATGAATTTCCGTCCGACCTGGAAAGGGTCGTGTTCGGCCTCGACTTCGGATTTACGAACGATCCTACGGCGCTCGTCCGTCTGGGGCTTCGGGGGCTTGATCTATACATGAAGGAAGAGTTTTATGCACCCTGCTCCGATCCGGCCTTGCTCTATGATGCGATAGAGGGGACAGTCGGGCGGATGCCCATATTCGCCGACTCGGCGGACAAATACGCTAAAAATCCCGAATCGATGGTCGACGGCCTGCTGCTGCGCGGGCTCAGCGTGGTGAAGGCGAAGAAATATGCCGGTTCCGTAACGGACGGAATTCACATGGTCAAATCGTTCCGCCTCCATATCGTCCGCAGCCGTAATTTCCAAACCGAGGCCAATTCCTATGTGTGGGATTCGGTGAACGGCATTACGATCAACCAGCCGATCGACAAATTCAATCACTTGTGGGATGCGGCCCGATACGCTGTAATGGAGTATCTCTATTGGGTCTGCAACCGCCGAAAATGAAAAAACAGCGAAAAGTTCGGAGAACCCTCTTTTATCGCCCTTACATTTGCTTCAAAGGCTATGTGCAATGAGATTCAGCTTGAAGTGGCGAAGTAAGAGTCAGGACTTGACGACGAAATCGGAGTGCGGAACTCCGACAGCGGAGGAACAGCGGTTCGTCTCTGTGCGCGATTTTCTCTCGGCAATGGGATTGGGCAGCGGTAGTACGATCGACTGCGACACCGTTGCCGGACAGACTATCGCTTACGCTCGGTGCAGCGCGTTGTTTTCGGTCGTGACCAAGAAATCCGCGGCAATTCGCAACGCCCGCTGGTGGGCTGTCGATCCGTCGGACGACGCTCGCCAGGTCGCAGGTCGCACGGAGGAACTGAACAGGTGGAAGCATCCGAATGACTTTCAAACGATCGAAGATTTCACGGCGATGATCGAAGCCTTCAAGGATATTTACGGAAAAGCCTATATTCTTCGCTGGGAGCCGGTCGGTGTGCCCACGGCCTACGAACTCTACGTGATTCCGAATCCGCTTGTTCAGGAGGTGACGACCTCCGAATTCACCGGTTTCCGGCCCGATCCGCAGATCGATTATTATATGGTTTCGATCAACGATTATCAAATTCGTGTCGATCGGGATCAAATGTTCGTCGTGCGGGATTCGGCCTATAATCCGAATATCTTCGGAGCATCGCAGTCGCGTCTGTCAGCCTTGCAGAACGCCGTCAATCCTTTCGTGTCGTCATTCGAGGCGCAGAACGAACTCATCATCAACAGAGGGGCATTGGGTATCATCTCGTTGAATAGCGAGGATTTCCGGACATCCGTGTTGCCGGAGAACAAGGAGGATCGGGAGCAGGCACAAGCGGCCCTGCGGCGATACGGCGTGATGAAGGGCCAATATAAGTACATCGTGACCGGATTGAAGGCTGCTTTCGTGCAGATTTCGGCCAACATGAAGGACATGAATCTCACGGAGGTGCAGCGCAATGCCAAGAAGGAGATCGCCGATGCCTATCAAGTGCCGTATGTACTGATCGACACCGAAGGTACGACCTATGCGAATCTTACGGCGGCCGAGGTCAAATTGTACAACGATGCGATCAAACCGGATGCAGAGCGAATATCGGAGGTATTGAACGCGGCGCACGGGTTCGATGGATTCCGCATCGTTCCCTATTTCGATCACCTGTCGATCTTCCAGGAAGCGAAGCGGATGTATGCCGACTCGCTGACGGCGGCCGTGACGGCTGCCAGCAACGCGATCGCCTCCGGTCTCATTACCGAGCAACAGGGGAAAAACATCATTGCAAACATTCTGGAATAATGGACAAACTACTGTATAAAAAAGTCATGAGCCGCGGCGGGGCTTTCAAGCAAGCGCCGATATTAAAGGCCGATGTCGTGGACGAGGAGAAACACATCATTCTCGTGAAGTTCTGTTCGTTCGGAACGGTCGATTCGGACGGCGACATGCTGATGAAGGGTTGCATCAGCAAGAGTATTCAGGAGCGCGGGCCGGCGTCTGCGACGAACCGGAAGATACAATTCCTGTGGCAGCACGAGACGAAGAACCCGATCGGCCGTATCCTGTCGATCGAGGAGAAGGACGACGGCGGATACGCCACGGTGCAGCTCTCGGATTTCGATGCCGTGCCGGACGCTCGCCGCGCATGGGTGCAGATGCACGAAGGGGTGCTCAACCAGTTCTCGATCGGCTATCGGTATGTATGGGACAAATGCGATTACGATCCCGATCTCGACTGCCTGATCGTGAAGGAGATTATTCTGCACGAGATTTCGGTCGTCACCTTCGGCGCCAACGAGCACACGGAGTATATCGGCGACATGAAAGCCTTGGACGACATGGAACGATATGTCAAGGCATTACGGGAGACCGCGCCCGATGAATACGAAAAAGTACACAGCAGAATACTGTCGATGTTCAAAGCCGAGCCGGCCCGCGCGCCACTCACTTCACGCAGTTCGGTATTCGAAAAATTAGGTCAAATCAAAAACTGAAAAACATGGCATTCAAATTCAAGAAATTCAAACTGCCCGACAGCGGGGAGTTCTCGGATGTGGATCGCAAGGGCATGGAATTGCTCGGCAAGCACATCAACGACCAGCTCGAAATGCTGGCCGAGGGGATCAAATCGGAGGAAGAGATCGTCGAGTCGGTAAAATCGTCGCTCGGGAAACTGGGCGTGTCGGCCGAGAAGATCGCGGAGATCGAGAAGGCTCTCAAGGAGCAGGGGAGCGAGATCCGCCGTTCGATGAGCGGTAGCGCCGGAAAGGGCCGCACGATCCGCGAGCAGATCAAGGCGTTCCTTTCGAGCGACGAGGCGAAACGCGCTTTCGCGGAGAAACGCAATACGGCGCTCGAACTGGAGATCAAAGCGGCGGCTACGACGATCACCGTGGCGGCCAATACCACGGCGGTTGCAGCGCTCAACACCGAAGTAGACCGCACGATTCATTACGCGCCGAGCGAAGACACGCGCGTCGTAGAACGGTTGTTCAAGGGCTCGACCAACTCGCCCAATATCACGTGGGTGGATCGCAAGCCCGGCAACGGCGCTCCTGCATTCATCGCCGAGGGGACCTTGAAGCCCGCTATGGACTGGTCGTATGTCCCTGAGACGTCGACGGCGAAGAAAGTGGCCGTATCGGCCAAAATCTCCTACGAGATGCGCGACGATTTCGACTATATGCAGTCGGAGATCGACAACATGCTGCGCACGTCGCTCGTTCAGGAACGCACGAAACAGCTGCTCACCGGTGACGGCACGGGCGTGAATCTCAAAGGCATCTTTACGGCTGCTGCCGCCTATACGGCCACCGCGCTCGACGGGACGGTCGAAATGGCGAACAAGGCCGATGCGATCCGCGCAGCGATCCTCCAGATGCGGAACCTGAACTTCTATCCCGACGTGGTGATGCTCAACCCTTCGGATCGGGCCTCCATCGACCTGACGAAGGATTCGACGGGTCACTACATCTCGGACGAGCTGTTCCGGCTCATCCGCGGGGTGGAGATCGTGGAATCGACCTACGTCAAGGCCGGCGATTTCCTCGTTGCCGATACGAGCAAATGGAACGTTCGCCCGTACAAAGGCATTCGCGTCGAATTCGGGTGGGTCGACGACGACTTCCAGAAGAATCTCTTCACGGTCATCTGCGAGGAGCGTCTGCACTCGTACTTCGCATCGGTCGATCAGGGGGCGTTCGTCAAAGGCACGTTTGCGACCATTATCGCCGCCTTGCAGAAACCGGCTGCCGAGTCTTAGAAGGTGGCAGCCTAAGTCAAACACGTTAAACGAAAAAGAATATGGCAACGAAAGAAGAAAAGACCAATGTGGACTTCAACGATCGCGTGACGGTCTACGGAACCGGCGGCCCCGGCAATACGCTGGAGAAGGGCAAAGCCTATGAGGTGCATCCCGTACATGCCAAGACGCTCATCAAGTTGGGCCGCGCCACCGAGAAACGGTGAAGTAATTTCAGGACGCAGGGGTTTGATCGCCCCTGCGCCCGCTAAATACATTTCCCATGATTATCGACAACACCTATTTCGAGAAGGATCCGATCTACATCTCCGGCATCGCCAATCGGAAGGACGACAAGCCGACGGCGCTCGCTCAGACACTCATCGATTCGGCGAACTCCTACATCGCCATTTACGAGCCGATATTTCTCCGCAATCTGCTGGGTGAGGCACTGGCGGCGACGGCGGAGGAGAATCCGCAGATCGTTGCGCTGCTCAGAAACGAAGCGGTCAAGACCTCGCCCATTGCGAACTATGTCTATTTCTACTGGCTGCGCACGCATACTACGGTCGGCACACCGGCCGGCGAGAAGGTGCAGCGTGGGGAATATTCGGACGAAGCGAGTCCGCGCATCCGTGCCATAGAGGTTTGGAACGATATGGTGCGCCAATGCTGCGTCCTGCGGCCGAAGCTCGTCGAACTGGGGGCCGTGCCGGACTATTGTTCGGCAATTTTCGAACCCGCAAACTTATTCGGATTATGATCGTCAAATCGACCGATACCGTTCGGGACATCATCATCGGCAGGGCGGCATTGTTCAACCTCGAAAGCCGTCGGTTTGCAGAAGAGATCAAGAGACGGGCGGAACCGGAATGCTGCGTACTGCATCGGCGGTGGCTGCCGGACAGGCGTATTGCGGCCCGCGATCCGAAACACATGACGATGCGCGATCTGGCGGTGCTGAACGCGACGAACCGCTCCACCGATTACTTCGTCAACGTGTTGTCGCAAATGCTCGGCATCCCGAAAGAGAAGGTCGCGGATTTGCGGTTCATCCGTGCGTACCGCTACTTTCTGCACTGCATGGACACGCTCGCGGCCATCTCGAAGAGATTCGCCGATCTGAAAATCGAACCGACCGACGAGGAGCGGCAGGCGCAGATCGACCGCCCCGACCGAGGCATCGCCGCCGTGGTGCGCAAGTACGTGCAGATCATGAACGGCGCCGTATCGCCCGCGTCGGTCTACGGCATGGAGTGGAGCGTCGTCTACGAAGCCTTCGAGTCGACGACGAACGACGTGATCGAGCAGCGCAATCTCAGCAGGATACAAACCTCTAAAATCAAAAGAAGATGACCGACAACAAGGAATACGAGTACAGGGTCGTCGGGCAGACGCCGCCGGCCCGACGTATCGTGGGAGTGAAGATAAACTCGCTGAACGACCATATCGACAAGGCCGCCGGGGCGTGCGGCTTCGGTTCGTATATCTATGCCCGCCTTAAAGAGACGAACTACATCCTGGGGACGATCACGGAGTATCCGGTCGTCGTGCGGCAATTCTTCGAGACGATCACGCCGACGGATCTCGATGGCGTCTACAAGCGCGCCTCGAAGTTCCTCTTCTGCGGCGACCTCGGCGAAGCGGAACCCGATACCGCGACGCAGGTCATGCCGATCGTCGAGGAGATGATCGACCGCTCGGCGGAGTTTTTCGAGGCATTGCGGGATCGGGGAGTCGAGGTGCAGGTCACGAAGATCACCCCGTTCGCCGCCCGATTCGATCAGCTGGTCTGCGGAGTCGAATGCGAAGCGACGATGACCTATTCGACCTGCAACAATGGATAGGATCGACAAGATACTGCGCTATTTCGATCCGCAGCGATTCATCGAGGTGTGCGAAGCGCGGTTCGATACGCTGCGCACGCAGGTCGTGGCGAATCTGCAAACGAAGACGGGCAGCAGCGGAAAGCGGGTCAACAGCCTCGGCGTGCCGGAGTGGGCCACGGGTGCTACGGCGGCATCGCTCCAAACGCAGGTCGAACAGAACGACGACGGTTTCGAAGCGGCGTTCGTCGGCCGGCAGGGGATCGCCGGCGTCGACGAGGGACGTTCTGCGGGCGATGTGCAGGCGCAATACGCCTCCTTCGATGCTTTTCTCCTTGCGATCGAACGATGGGCGCAGGCCAAAGAGGGGCTCTACGGCATCGAGGAGATCGACGCCTACGCCGTGGCGGCGAACGTATGGAGCAAGGGCACGGTGCTCTACCGCGAGGGCGGCGGTACGGAGATTCTGTTCGACCTGTTGCAGCCGGCCGTGGACGACATCGACCGGCAACTCTCCGAGCAGCTCGACCGCAGCGTGTTTACGATGTTGAATGAAACAATCAGTGATTATGCCTAAATATAGATTAACACCCGCCATTTCGCTGGCGAGAAACTACAATACGGTCGGAGTCAGCGAAGCGCCGACATACAATGCGGCCGTTGTCAAAGTCGGCGGCTATACGTTGGTGCGTTCGATCATCAACGGTTCGGCCGTATTCCCGATGGACGATCTGTTCGAAATCATCGCACAGGACGGGAATGCGCAAACGACGATCAGCCTCGAAGTAGACGGGCAGGCGATCGCCTCGTCGCCGCTCTATCTGCTCAAAGGGGCGTCGGCGCGCGCGATGACGAACAATGCGCAGGCCGATACCCCGATCAGCTGGCCCCAGCCGTCGAAGATCGTGGTCTTTCCGGCGTTCGATTACAGCGAGCAGATTCTCGTCAACTCCTATACGGGCGCCATGCAGGACTTCGCTTTCACCGATGCCGACAGCGGCCGGCGGGAGGTCTATTCGCGTGTCGATCCCGTGTTCTCCCTTCCGATGACCTTCTTCCGCGAATTCGGAGGCGGCGAGCGGCAGTTGATCGTCTCGACGGGCGGCACGACCGGTGCCGTGAAGAGCGCGCGTCTGACGGTCGTGGTGAATCCTTGCGACAGCGGATCGTTCGTGCGCTGGCGCGATGCAACGGGATTGATGCGTTACTTTCTCTGGCATCCGACCGAGCGCGTCGACGACGTATCCGAAGACGAGACCTTCGAAACGCTCTCCGAGAAACTGACACCCGAACGCCACCGCACGATCACGGCGACCACGACCCATACGCTCCATAGCGGACTGGTCGACCGTGAACTGTTCGACCTGTGCGCATCGATTCTCTCCGGACGGGAGGTGCAGCTGTACGACGCCCGGCGGAAGGTGTGGATCGACGCCTATGTCGAAGACGGCGACATCTCGCGGACGAATGCCTGCATGCAGGACTGCGTGGTAGAACTTTCGATAAAGCACTTGACGCTATGACGAAGGAGCTCTACATAAACGGTCAGTTGTGCGATCTGGAAGATACGCCGTCGCTGATCTTCCAGTCGCCGGTCTTCAACGATCTCGACGTGATCCAGAGCAACCGCAGCGCGGAGATCAATCTGCCGCTGACGCCCCGCAACCGCAAGGCCTTCGGTCTGATCGACCGCATCGACATCTTGGACGATTCGGCGGCATACGGGAAGCATTCGGCAGCGTACTACCTCGGCGGCTTTCCGGTCTTCACGCGGGGGTATGCGATGGTTACGGACGTAACCGACACGATCAACATCACACTCGTGTGGGGCAACATCGACAACTTCCAGCCGTTGTTCGACGCTTCGCTGCGCGATCTGCGCGAGCAGATCATCGAGGTGGCAGGAGCGGATTATGTCGAGTGGAACAAAGAGGTGCCGTGGGCATTGCCCTCCGATACAGCATTGGCAGGATTTATCCAGATTGATTTCGGGGCAGGACGTAATATCAATTATTCGCATCCGTCCGTACAAGTATCCGCGATCTTGGATGCCATACAGAAATATCACGGTATCACGATAGAGAATATAACCCGTTTGAGCCAAACCAGTGACAAACATCCGATGATCGTTCCGCTCGTGTCGAAAAACTCGGGGCCCGACAGTTGGTATTCGGATCGGTTCGAGGCAAGTTCCG